CTCTAGGTTAGTACGAAACGGCACGCGGAGCTCTTCGCTCAACGTTCTGAAGCCCTCGATCGGTGGGTGTGAAAAGTATAACACACACATTTTCCCGAAGGATGAGGATCCATGTCTTCAGATACGGCCATTCCACTTCCCTTAAGTCAGTTGAACTCCTCTTGGCAAGGGCGCTAGATGACGCCGAAGCAATGCTTCCCGTCGTTCCCTGGTGACCCAGTCGAAACAACAGTTCACAGGTTAGACTTGATAGTCAGTCTCCCCCGTTACTCGATGAGTGTGGGTTTTAGCATTCGTTTTTAACGAACGGCTACTTGGTCGATACCTTTCGCCAACACACTCCCATCATCTAGCTGGTCTGGGGACACACTTACCACTGCGTATCGTCAATCCTAAGCATCCATTCCGAATCAGAATCAACTACAGACATAGTCTTCTCATAGAGAGACCATATCCATTTTCGATACTGACCTTCATGGACACTTGGAGAATCGATTTCGATGCGTGGGGACACCGACCGTTGGTCATCGTCCTCATAAGTGTATCCGACTAATTCCGTGAGCAGGAACCGATCTATGTCCTTCTCTTTGATCTCAACCCGCAGCTTATCTGTATTGAACGGCTGCACAAACCGAATCCAGTTCTCAATTTTCCAGAGATTGGATTGGGGTTTGTCGAAATCTAACATGACATGGCTGGTCTGTTGATCAAGGTCACTCATCGTGAAGTTTTCATTATATCCAAGTGGGCCCTCCGGTTCTTCGAAGATTGCATCGCTGCATCCATCGAATTGCCATCGGGTCAACCAAGATTTGATTAACACTTCTACGGTAGACTTTTCCTTCAACAGGTCCAACCACTCATGGACTTTTCGATTCCTATACCTTTTCGGTATTGATTCTCTGATGGAAACCTCACCGTCTGTCTCTTCACGGCACAATACACCATTTTGTGCTTCAACGTAAAGAGAACTCAGACCGGCTTGGACCTTCCTCTCGTATCCAGGTTCCACTAATTTTGTTAGTCGGGAACTACGAGTACCAACGATATCTTCGGCGAGACGGCGGAACTGCTGTTTGTCAACAACCCATGGATGTGAATCCTTAAGTTTCTTGACGAAACCGTTCCAACCGGAGAGACACGCAAACGCTCTATCACGATTTCCTTGTGAGATCTCGTAGGGTTCGGTCGTTCTCAACGCCAGTCCTCCCACAGCCTGTGGCAGGAACCAACTCGCACTAGCTGACTTCTCACGAAGTAGCTCCATGTGTGAGTCGAAGAAAAGTTGTGACATCTCCTTGAGATTATCCTCAAACCCTTTCTCAAAGGCTTTCTGGACACTCCAAAGATCAGTCACAGCTCGTCGTTGGCCACCCTTGCCTAGTGTCGACTGTAAGAAGTCCCCATTCAAGTAATAGCTTTCGTGACAGATTCCGAACTCATCCCGAAGGAAAAGTTTTGAATTTATTACAGCAAAGCGATCACTTGTATAGGTCTTTCCCACAGACGGCACCAAGCCAAGGCAATCAGAGAGCTCATACCATCGAGCAACCTCCACTTCATTCATTGCCTCTACACTGTCATCTCCGTTTACCCTGAAGGTCATGGTCTCAAATGGGAATTCCATCTGGGGGTCCTTAACGATCCAAAGCAACGCGGCGTTGACAATATTCAAGACAATGAAAGAGAGTACTGAGCCCATCAGTTGTCCATTCCTTTGGACAAACGGCTTGAGATAGTCGTCTTTTTCTTTCCATTTCCCATAATTGATAACGTTATTGATTAACGAATCTACAATGAGGTCATTTGGAAGATCAAGCTGAAGAGCGAGCTCCTCTCCTACAACCTTGCTACAGAACCTCGCTAGATTGTCTGTGGCAGCGGAAAAGTCACCGGAATGATACTTTTCCCCAGGTTGAAGTGGCGGCAAATCAGTCCATTCCACGGGACGGCCAATCAACGCAAATTGCGGTATGGTCTTAAGTCCCTTCCAGAGCGCCAGTTGCAGACCCTTGAGAGCATAAGTTGTCCTACCCGGGCCTTTCGTAATCACGCGAACCTTGAATGGTTCACAGATCGGAACGGCCGTGCAGCATAACTCATCCTCTAAAGTGTCAAACTTCGGTCGGATAGTTGGAATTTGAACGGATTTTGAACCCAAGTCACGAAACTCACTTTCTCCAATCTGCGAGAAACTGATATCATGGGCCTGACCACCGCTACGGCGATTCGAGGCGAATGAGGCCTTTGATGAAGGCTCCCAAAACTTGGTTTCAAAAGAAACTCGGGGAACAAGCAGACTTACGATCTTTCTTACTCTTTCTTTAAAAGCGCGACGAATCATGAATACTTCATTCGTTTTCGGAACAAACACCACATTCGGAACAACCCTTTCCTTGGAGAGGGTGTCTCTATGTTTGCGTAAGTTCTTAATAATGAATGATTCACTCACGATAGGCGTACCTTTTTTTAGATAGAGGAATGATTGAGCATAAGTATACTTCTTCGAGTCAAATTCACCCATCATTCTGAGCTTCCGTATTCTCAGTCTCCAACTTCGTCGGCCCAGACAATGTCTGTTCCAACCAAATGGGAGATCGATTTCCGGTAGTTCAGTTTGATGTGTGATGTAACTAAAAATGTTGCAGGACAAGTATTTAGCTACTTCTTCGGCTCGGTTCTTGAGATAGAGTATATTCCATTGCAAAAGCAAAAGTGAGTATTCTCTCAAGTCCAGGTCGTCCCCCAAAGGGACACCTGCTGAGCAGAAGCAGAGGCGAATTCTTTCAACCAGCTTTAGGGCATGGTACCTCAACTTCTCTTCCCGATTTCCTTTGAGCTCGATAGCATTTCGAGTTCGAACGGAATTGGCAATGTCGGCAAGCATGACCGACATGGAGGTTTTAATCTCAGTCATTTCACTCTGTGTGACTTGATTATGGGACACCTCTTCCAGACCCAAACGGAGTACATGGTATGATAATTTAGAGAGATCTAGATTTGAAAACCGATAGTACATCTGTTGTTCCACTTTTTG